CCTGCACCCGGGTGTCCAGTTCAAAAGTGGTTGCTGCGGTTTCGGCGGCAATATCCACTATTTGCGGATTGCAGTCGTGCACCAGCGACTTACCTTCAGTTTTACGGGTTACAGCGACCGGGAACGGTATCTGTACACAGCGGTCACCTTCTTCTGTATAGGGGGCGAAGAAGTCAAAGCTTCTCCGCGATTTCATATTGATATAGCTCATTGTTCTTTAATTTTTAGGGTTAGGATTTCTTGGTGGTAAACATGGCACCCAGATACTTGCCTGTAATAGGCAATGCGATGCCGCGCATATTGAAGCCCAGGACATCACCACGGTATTCCGGATCATTCAGGCGGTAGTACATGTCCTCCATGCTCTTGGCACGACAAACTGCATCACGGTACCATACTGTGGAGGCGATAGCGTCCGTATCGCGGACAGGAGCACCCCATTCCACCTTCTCACCCGTAGTACCGTTGTATTTAGGCACCATGGAAGTGACGTGAATTTTGAAGCCGAACATGGAACCGGTAGAGAAGAACGTCTTGAACATCTCCAGGTCTTGAAGCTGCAAGTCGGTAGCATGGTACGGATGCAGTGCCAGGATACGCCCTTCTTTTGGAACCAGCATCATGTCGAGCTGGGTGGAGAGCGCCAGAACCTTTTCATAGGTCATGGCCACATAACCGGTACCCTGTTTGCTGGCATTGCCGTCGTTGATTTTTATAACCGGGGTAGTTTCACTATCCTTCTTGGGCGCCCAGTTGTAGATGGCCAGCTCGGAAAACTGCATCTGCAGTGACTTCTGGTGTCCGGCGGCCACGCTTCTACGTTTTTCGGCGGATTCTTCGATTTCGATGGCGTTGATATGTACGGTGTTTTCCGTATCGAAACGTTTCATCGGAATCTTGTAGGGTTTGTCACCACGGGCGACTACCGGTATCGGATATACCTCATTGTCGATGAATACTCTGGGGTCGATACCCGCTTCCTGCAGGTTCAGGTACTCGTTATCGGTCCACATGCTGAAATCACGCGAGTCGGAAACGAACGAGGTTTCCGGATAGAACTTCTCGATAATCTCGGGAATCCAGATTTCCTTGTTAAGGCCCTCCGCCAGGCAGCCGGTAAGTTGCAACGGAACCAGCGAAAGCCCCATCTGGATGCCGAACATCAGGTTGTGGTCGATGCCGATACTCTGGGCAAACAAGCCTGAAGTGGCGAAATTGAACAGCAACGCTGTGAGCAGTGAAAAGATGAATTTTGTCTTCATTGTCTTTTTATCTTTATGTTTATAAAATGATTATTCCGGGTATTTACCGTAGGCTTCACGGAACTTCTCCCGGTAGAGGTCCCTGTCCTTTTTAAGTTCCTTGAGCATATCCTTCTCCAGGATCTCCTTGAAAGACATGTCTGCCAGCTGCACGTTTCCTCCGGCCTTTCCCCCAGTCTGTACCTGGGAACTGACGGACTGACGTACGGAAATGGAACTGAGGCGTACTTCGGCCTTTGCAAAATCAACGGCAAAGTCCTCCAGCCAACTGTCACGTCCTTTGGCGTCAATGCGCCCGTCTTTCACTGCCGCGTCCACCAGTGCGACGGCTTTCTGTTTATTGGCTTCCTTCTCCTTCGTCTCAAAGGCTGTCACACGTTCCTGCAGTGTCTGTTTTTCGCTCTTGAGCGTGGCGTTCTCGACCTGCAGGTTGTCACGCAGGGTAATCAAGTCCTGTACGGCTTCCCGGACAGCCTGGTCGGATGCGGAATCCGACAGTTTCAACATCTGTGTCAAATAACTCATATTGTTCTCTCTTTTATGGTTAATACTGAATTCCTTATCCATCAGCCTGACAAGCGCCTGCCTGTCAGACAAGTCTATACGTTTGTTTGTCGCGCGGTCATACATGGCAAGGGCATTGTGGTTGGAACCTATGGGGCAGACAGACACCTCCCGCATGGTCCACCTTGTGGCGGTGGGTCCCGTCTGTCCCGGAAGTTTCAATGCGGGATCATCGCTGATCTCTTCAGGCGGCCAGGTGCCGATACTGGCCATGCGCAGGAAGTCGCGCTCCACCTTGCCGGCTATCGTACGTCCTTTTTCGTCTTCCTCGTCGAATACAACGTCCACCAGAATCCTACCGTCCTCCACACGCACGTTCTCACCGCGCCCTATCGGGGTTTCCCAGTCATTATGGTTATAGAGTACCACGGGATTCTTTTTGAATTCTTCCAGGTTGGCCCCCGAAGTCAGCATGCGGAAACCGTAAGTGTTTACGGATTCGTCATGTACACAGAATGTATATGCTTTGCCCATTGCTTTTCTCATTTTGTTTGCTGCAAAATTCAGGGATAAAAAGAAGGTGTGCAAATCGCCCTGTAACAGTTTCCTACCGAGTGGAAACTGTTTACCTGTAGACGGAAACTGTTGCAGGCGGATTATTTTAATCGGTATGCGCTGCCTAACTTTGTACTGTAATAATCAAGAGAATAAATATGTCCAAGACACTAACGAATCAACAGAAAAAGGACTGGGCGAAGATGCTCTACATGCAGGGAGAACTGCAAAGCAGGCAGATAGCCGAAAAGGTGGGTGTCAGCCCTGTCACCATGAGTAAGTGGAGCAAGGAGGGTAACTGGGAAATGCTGCGGGCGGCCGTCACCACCACGCGGGAGGAACAGATACGCAATCTCTACATGCAGATAGCGGAAATGAACAAGGCCATAGCCGAGCGTGGTGACAAGTATGCCACTTCCGCCGAAGCCGACACCATCAACAAACTCTCCGCCGCCATCGCCAAAATGGAAGGGGACTACGGCATAGCCGATATCATCAGCGTGAGCAAACAGATCCTTTTCTGGCTGCGCAAGCGTGACCCGCAGAAGGCAATCGAACTGAGTTATTATTTTGACGAATTTGTAAAGGAGAAATTAAGGTAACGCCATGGCAAAAAAGAGACTGACAGGAAACAACAGGACACTCTCCGACGACTGGGAAGAAACCCTGAGGCAGATACGTACACAGACCGCCGTAGACTTCACCATGACCGGAGAAGAAAAGGCAAGGAAATTGCGCGAACTGGAAGCGGACCCTGTAGCATGGGCGAAGTTCATGTTTTACAGATATGCCAAATACGAGTTTGCAGGATTCCAGAAGAAAGCCATCAGGCGCATCATCGGGCATTCCGACGGGAACTGGTACGAAGTGCTGAGCTGGGCGCGTGAGCTGGCAAAGTCCACCATCGTGATGTTCATCGTGCTGTACCTGGTCATCGTGAAGAAAAACAAGCGGTGCGTCATCATGACCTCGGCGACCAATGACGGCGCAAGGAAGCTGCTGAACCAGTACCGGGCGCAGTTCGAGGCGAACGAGCGGCTGAAATATTTCTACGGCAACCTCATCGGTGACAAATGGACGGAGGACTATTTCACCCTCAGCACCCGCGTGTCGTTCATGGCGATGGGCTGGGGACAGTCACCGCGCGGAGTCAAAATGGACGAGGTACGCCCGGACGTATTGCTCATGGATGACTACGATACCGACGAGGAATGCCGCAATCCGGAGATAGTGAACAACAAATGGAACTGGTTCGAGCAGGCGCTGTTCTTCACCCGCTCCATCAGCGAGGCGCTGCTTACCGTCTGGACGGGGAACGTCATCGCAAAGGACTGCTGCGTCTCACGTGCAGGTAACAAGGCAAGGGAACTGGCAGCAAGGGAGAAGCCTATCGGAAACTGGGATATCATCAATATACGCATGGTGGATATCAATAATCCCGATCCGCAGGCGGATTACCAGTTCGGAACGTCCGTATGGCCGGAAAAGAACACTGAGGAGACGATAGACGAGGTGCTGGCACAGGTGAGCCTCGCCAGCGGGCAGAAGGAGTGTTTCAATAATCCGGTGGTGGAGGGTTCCTACTTCAAGGAGATACGCTGGGGAGAATGCCCGCCCATAGGCAAGCTCAAATATATTGTCAGTTACGGGGACCCGGCACCGAGCAACACCACCGGCAAGAAGGCGAAGAAGAACTCCTTCAAGGCGAATTTTCTCATGGGGCTATACGAGGGAACGCTGTATGTATATACCGGATATCTGCGGCATGTCACCAACGACGAGTTCGTGAACTGGTATTACTATCAGCGGGACTACGTAAGGGAAAGGACGCAGCAGAGGAACTACATAGAGAATAACAAACTGCAGGATCCGTTCTACCAGCAGGTATTCGTTCCTCTTTTCCTTGCAAAAGGGAAGGAAAAAGGACATTACATCAGTATCTCACCCGACGGGCGTGACAAACCCGACAAATTCGTGCGTATAGAAGGGAACCTGGAACCGTTGAACAGGGCGGGAAGGCTCGTTTTCAACATACGGGAGAAGGACAATCCGGACATGCAGCGGCTGGAGGAACAGTTCAGGCTGTTCGACGACGGACTGCCGGCACCGGCAGACGGACCGGATGCCATTGAAGGGGGATATTACATGTGCCAGCAGCTGAACGCCCACATGGAAGCCGGAAGTTACTGGATAGGAAGACGCCCCCATAACAAAAAAAGAATGTGACAAACCATTAAAAATAAAAATATATGGCTTATTTGGAAGTAGAGGAAATGACAACCCACATCTATGAGGAGGATATGGATACCATCAGCCATGGCGATGATGCGGCGATGATGTCGGCCATAGACGCCGCCATAGAGGAGGTACAGGGATATCTTACCAAGTACGATACAGGAAAGATATTCGCCGCCAGGGGAAAGGAACGCAATCCCATATTGCTGCTCTTTGTAAAGGATATAGCCGCCTGGCACTTCTGTAATATCTGTAACGCCGGAGTGGATATTGAAATGCGCGAAAAGCGCTACGATCGTGCCATTGAATGGCTCAGGAACAATCAGAACAGGCAGAACCCGAACCTGCCGGCAGCACCGGAGCAGCCGGGACGGCAAGAGTGCAGGTGCTGCGGGGAAATAGCATTCGGAAGCAACAGGAAACGTGACAACCACTTTTAAACGGAAACTTTATGACAAACAGGAAAAGGAAAGAACGGCAGGAAAAACCTGTGTCCAGGAAGGCCGTAACACCGGTATACAATCAGATACTGGTGCAGCCCGTGCACAGGGGAATAAACGACATAGGCACATGGAAAAGTGCGCTCAGGGCGGCTGACATGGGGCTGCGCAGCAAACTGTACGACCTGTATGAGGACATACTCATGGACGGGACTGTGACGGATGCCATCGGCAAACGTATAGAGGCGATAACCGACTGCGATATTAACTTTACGGTAAACAGGAAGGAAGTACCACGGATAACGGAACTCATAGATACTGTGGAGTTCGAGAACCAGCTGAAAGAGATCATGTGGAGCCTTTTCTGGGGAATATCCGTAGACGAATATTCTTTCGTGAACGGGTTCGACTTCAACAGCATACCGCGCAAGCACATACGTCCCAAAGAGAAGCTGATACTGCGGCGCCAGTACGATACGGACGGGATCAGTTACAGCGATGACGGTATGATCATACAGTGGGGAGAGGATAATGACCTTGGGCTCTTGCTGAAAGTGGCTCCCTATGTGATATACAAGCGCGGGGGATTCG